TTTTACCGTGTATTCGGGTTTTTAGCCTTCTTTCTTTCGCTCTTTCCATGGACTACGGAACCAGCGACCCCACCCCTGTTGACCTTATCGTAGAGGAGTCTCTTTCAGTAGACGATTCCTCTCTCAATCCCTCACAACGATTGAGAGGAGCCAGCTACGATGTCTTAAATCAGGACTTTCAGTCCGCAAATCTTCGTGAACGTGCCCGGTACCAGGGCTACGGAGTGTACGGTGGTCAGTCTAACACTGATCCCTGGGTCCGACAGACCCTAAAAACTTTTGACCGTGATGTGTATGAACAGATCTACGGCTTCACTCGTCGTCCCGAGGGTACTCTTGGGATGTACAGGTCTCTGAAAGAGTTCTCTAGTGATACTAAGAACGATTTCAACCATTTGAACCGGCATCAGCGCAGATGCATGATTCGGGCCATCTCTAAGGCCAAGAAAGCGTTTAAACTCCCGTGGAAACGGGAACCGCTTGATTGGCATGAAATAGGTGAGCACTTCCGCCGTGATACGGCTGCAGGGGTCACTTTCATGGGCCGAAAGAAAGGTGAATGTATGGAAGAGATCTACCATGAGACGCGATGGTTAGCCCATCGCATGAAGCAAGATGGTAAACGGTTTAACCCAACCAACGTGAGGTTCCCTCCTGCGTTGGCGGGTCAACGGGGCGCTATGTCAGAAGCGCAAGAACCGAAGACTCGACTGGTCTGGGTGTACCCCGCAGAGATGTTGGCGATTGAAGGTCAGTACGCGCCAAGAATGTATCGTGATTACATGGCTGACCCTAATTCACCGATGTTGAACGGGAAGAGCGCACAACGACTCTACACTGAGTGGTGCGTTAATTTGAGAGAGGGAGAAACTCTGTACGGTCTCGACTTTTCGAAGTTCGATACGAAAGTACCTTCCTGGTTAATCCGTGTGGCCTTTTCAATCCTGAGGCAGAACATTGATTTTTCCGTGTGGAAAGGGAAAGATGTATCAAAGCGTGAAGCTGCTAAGTGGCGTAACGTTTGGGAAAGTATGGTGTGGTATTTTATCAACACTCCGATATTGATGCCCGATGGACGTATGTTCCGTAAGTATCGTGGTGTGCCGTCTGGCTCCTGGTGGACTCAGATGATTGATTCAGTTGTGAATTACATACTGGTAGATTATCTGGCAGCGTGTCAAAACGCAGAAATCAGAGGTTTGCGTGTTCTTGGGGATGACAGTGCTTTCCGAGGTGCG